CGTCCGGTGAATATGTAAACCCAGTAACTTTACCGGCCATAAAATCATATGCACCTTTTGTTTTTTCTAATGTATCTAAATATTTTACTTTAGATTTTCTATATGAATCCTCTTTATGAGAATATATTTGAAGATATCTATCCACATAATCTTTATGATTTTTTTTTGCAAATAAATAACTATCTATCAAATATTTGTCACTTCGTATATCAGTATTTAAACCATATTCTAATACGACATTCATAGATGGTCTTAAAAAAAACAATTCAAACATTTCCAATTGCTTTAATGTAAATACTTTAATATCTACTTTTGCCGTTTTTAATGTATTATTTCCACCATCGGTATCAATATCAACTTTTGTAATTATTGGAACAGATACTCTTCTATTGGTTTCACCTTCTACAACTATTTCTTTTCCATCCAAATCGTATCCAACAATTGTATTTCCTGTTTGATATAGTTTTGATGCATCTACTGTATTTGCTATAACGCACCCTTTATATGTACCGGTAATAGCACCACTTCCAATCATACCCTTTATGGATTCAGGAGTTCCACCCTTTGAAACAACAGCTGCCGATGATAGTATTACAAATGGTTTCAATGTGTGAATGTTGGGTGATTTTGTTTCCCTATCTTTCAACACATCTACTATCCATGATTTCAATGGGGATAAAAATGGAAATGGCATAACTTATTTATTTATTTTTTCTAAATCATTCAAAATTTTAGAAACATTTGCGGGTATTCTCAATTGTATACCAGGTGTTATTGAATAAGAAGCCTCATTTAGATTATTTGCAGTTGCAATAATCCACCATAAACTTTGGTCTCCATAATATTTTAGAGCAAGAATATCCAATCGGTCAGCCTCATCCGAAATAACATACATATCATCATTTGATGCTTTTATTTTTGGATATATAACACTACTTAAATACATTTTTTTTGTATCTTTTTTTGTTAAAGTTGTTGAATATGTGTATCTACTTGCCATTTTTTATTATGTTGATGCAGCTTTTTCTGCAGGTTTTGATTGTATTGCTTCCATTCCTTTACCATCAAAATTATATTTGTAAGTTTTTGTAGCACTATCTATACTATGTAAACCTTGTTCTATTATTTTTATAGAAAGTGATGCATCTATTACCGATGGATATAATATACTATCTGTGTCTTTATCGGCTTTAATACCATTTGGTTGAAAATTTGGCCAAGATACAGTATCTTCTATATTAAATGAAACAGATTCTAAAAGTGATAATACATTAGTATATACATCTCCTACTGAGAAATAAAATAATTGTGGCGAAAATGCATATTGCGCAGTTCGTTCTACCGCTTGACGGGTACTACGTGTAGTTACCGTGCCATTACTTTCAAAAGGATTATTACCATATGTCATTTCTGATATTTTTTCATATGGAAATGCCAATGATTTTAAATAATTTATTTTTTTTATTATTACGTCTCTTTCGGTTATTGTATTGTAATATAGTTTTAGATTAAATTTAACACTTCTTTCTACTCCTTGATATCTGTAAATTTTAAATGGTGACCCTATATACTTAAAATTAGACCACTCCGGAGTAACATCTTCACTAATTCCGGAAACTGACCCAACAAATGGTACTATTTCTTTATTACCATATTTTTTGAATGTTACCCAAATTTGATTTTGAAATTTATTAGAGTTTTTACTTTCTTTTAATTTTGCATCATCTTCAAAAAATACTTTTTCATTAATTTCTCTTGTTACATCATCCCAAGATTTTTGGTAAGTTCCTTTTCTTTCTTGTAATGTTTTAACATTCCTATTAGTGTCAGCATTAAATGAAGGTTTTCCAGATGGTTTGTCTATTGTATGTTCTTCATAATATTTGGAGAATGATACGTCTTTGGCCATAACCGTTTTACCATCTAATGAAGTTTTTCCAAATTTTGCACCATATTCATTTTCTGCAGCAGAATTTTTCTTTAATGAATTCGCTAAATTTTTCAATCCGTTTCCAGACCCAAATTTATTAACTGCGGATATTGCTGCACCTGTAAAGCTTTGTGGACTTGATTTTGATGCTGCTATGATTGAAATAGGTGCAGGTGATTGCTTTACGAAATATTTATCCCCTTCTTTAACTGCATCTTTTAATAATGCTTCGGTTGGTGCCAATAAAGAAATTGGTTTTGTAAAAAATCCAGTAGGTTTTCTAAATATAGTATCGGTTGGTCTATTTGCCGAACCACCCAATGCACCTCCGATTTGATTTCCTATTAATGAAGATAATGCATCCGGAGATGACCCTAATAATGCAGCGGCTCTCGGGGCATTTATAATACCTCTAGTATCAATCCTTAGTTTTTCGGATTTACCATAAATTTCTTTTGCTTGATTCTTAAATAAATCACTTATTGTTAGCATCTATAAAATTCCTTTTGTATAAATATCTTTAATAGAAATTTATGTTATTATGCACCTGTTATTCCGTATGCTCTTTGCGAAACATTTTTCATAACATCACTAACTCTCTTACCATTTATGTTAATTGGTTTTGCCGATGCTTCTGCAGTTGCACCAATTAGTGTATCTAATAATGCGTTTGTTACATCGGTTCGTCTTAGTAATTCAATATAACCATTTTGTTGATTTTTATTTAATACACCAATTTGTGTATTTAATTTTATAGTTTCTGTTTTTAAAACCCCATCAGCTTCTACAATTTTTAATAAATGACTATTCATTGTAGTTGAAGATGTATTTACTGCACTTACCATTGAATTTGTATCTACAATATAATTATTAGTTACTGGTTTAGGTGCAGCTCCTCCTGGAGGGCCTCCTGCGGGCCCACCACCGGTGCCGCCGGTTGGGCCACCAAATCCTCCTCCTGGGCCGAACATATTCAAATTCTGCATACCACCGATTGTACCGGATTTAAAATCCACTTTTCCATATCCCGGCTCACCAGGATATACCATACCTGCAGGTCGTTTAACATATTCTCCGGTTCCTAATTTTGGGTCTTTGTTAATTTCACCAGTAATAAATTTCAATCTTTCGCTGAATTCACCCAATAATTTTGTCGGGTCTCTCCTAACCATAAAATCGTCTATGGTCGTTTTCATGTCTGTACCAAGTCCCTTATATAATTCTGATAATCTCGTCTGTTCTTCTTTACCTAAAAGTCTTTTTTTATTTATCTCTCTTATTTGCATTATTTCAATAGCCGAAGTTAATGCACCCTTTTCGTTATAAAATGAAGCTAATTGAATTCGTTTTTGTTTTTCATCGTATTCCCTTTGCGCTTCAGCTTCTTGTGAAAATATTTTATTATATGTTTCTGTTAATTTTTGAGCAAGTATTTCTGGTTGTTTTTTGTAAGTTTCTGCTAATTCAAATTGAGCCATATAATACTCCGATAATCTCATATCATTGGACTGTAATTGGCCACCTTGTATCATTCCAGATATTGAATTATTTAATGAACTAGCTTGTGAATATCCGGCCGACCCTTTGTCCAATCCTGCAAAAGCCTGGTCCATTAAATTTTTACCACCACCCATCATTATACCAGAACCCATTTCTTCTAAGTGTTTTGCAGCTGCCATTTGTTTTTCATGACTCATCTCCAATTCCTTAGTATATTTAACTCTAAAATACGCCTCAACTTCTAACATTTTCAATTTTTGAGCCTGTTCAAGTTGTAACATAATCAATCTTTCTCTTTGCTCAAATTTCATCATTTCTTTTCTTTGAGCCTGTTCCATACCCAATCTTTGAGCTGCCAACGAAACATCCATATCAAGTGCTCCCTTTGCAATATCTGCACCCGTTTTTAATCCTGCCTTTTCAGTTAACGCTCCTTTAACACCACCACCTTTTGATTGAGTCAATTCCATTAATTGTTCAACACCCATTCCAGTAGCTTTTGATAATTCTTGCTTTTGGAATGCATTCATTGCACCAATATCCATTCCACCTAATGCAGATTTTAATGCAGATGCTCCTCCTGCCATATCTCCTGACATCAATCTTGCTCTAACTTCTGATAGGTTTACATTTTTACCCAACATTGCCGACAAACTCATTTCGGATTTGATACTATCTTTATAATTAAGTACCATTGTTCCTGATGCAGTTGCCATATCTTTCATAGAACTATTCATATTGGATAGTAATACTGCCTGACTTGCATATTGTGAAGTCGTCATATTACTATACTTCATAACTTCTTCCGTTGCATCTGCCATTTGTTTAAACAATTGTGCAGGAGACATATCATTCATTTTTGCAAATGCTTCTAAACCGGCTACATTATTAAATGCCACTTTGGCTGATGATTTGTCCATTAAACGGAAACCTTTGGTCATTTTCAAAACATCTTCACTACTTGAACCATATCTTTTTGAAAGTCCTGCGGCAGATGTTGCCATCTTTATCTGTTCGGAAAGACTAACACCTAATTGTAAACCAATTTCTTTAATACTTTCGAATACGGCTTCGGTTGATGAACCAATTGCGTTTAATGCTCTTTCGGAAACCATCAATGATTGTTTATACATGGACATTCCGGTCAAAAACAATGACTTACGTCTTGCACCCTCAGCTTCCATTGTTTGCATTGCCTGATTGTGTCCAAATGTGATTGCATCTTTTTTAAGTCCAATTTGATAACTCAATTCATCTTTAACCAATGAATTTTCATATTCAATCATTGAAACCGTATTTTGCTTTTGGTAGTCGAATAATTCTTTTTCTCTAGTTTGTCTTTCTTCTAAAGGTTTAATGTAATTATACTTAGCATTTATCTTTCTGAATTCTTCGGTTCCTTCTAATGCGGCCGCTTTATCGTTAATAGATTTTTCATCCATTAATTTATTACCACCAATCATCTTAAATTGTGATGCTAATTTTGAAGGGCCTCCGCCATCAACCCATTTGAATATACCATACGCTGCACCTGCTATCAATGCTGCTGGCCCTGCGAATCTAGCTATTGCACCTATACCACTTACTAACCCACCGGCCGCTTTACCACCTGCTGCCGCCATACCTCTTTTTTCTACTAGGCCTTTGGTTACATCTCCTAAATTACCTTCTTTTGTTATACCCAATGATTTAGTTATACCCAAACCTTTATTTATCATTCCACCGAAAGGTGTGTTATTTAACATTTCTCCGGCTTTACCCATTGCCTTCATATCCTTTGCCGCAGCGGCGTAAGCTTTTTTAGTCGCTTCTAAAACATCTAAATTTGCTTTATTGGTTTCTAATACGTCCGCTGCAACATCACCGGCTTTTTCAAGTTCGGTTATATATCCCTTTTGTTTATCAATTTGTTTTTGAACAACTTTTGCAATATCAATGTTTGCATCTTTGTTTTCCATTAAGGAAGCAAATGCATTCTGAATTTCACCATTTCCTTTTTTATAGGCTGCAGCTGCAGCATATGCCGTATCTTTTACTTCTTTTTGACTGTTTGGTATTTTCCCAATTGTAGCAGCCATTCCATCTACCTGGGCATCTACAAAATCTAACGCTTTTTTAATTTCTGCGTAACCTTTACTTTGCTTATCTATTTTTCCACCAATACTAGATAATACCTCTTCATATTCTTTTGCACCATATATAGTATCTTTGTTTAGTTTATTACGCTTTTCAATTAATTTATTAATTTCAGCTACTTGCTTGTTAATTTCTCTAACTGAATCCAAATCTCCTTCATGTGCAAATCCTTGTCCTTTTTTTTGCAAATCTTTTTTACTAGCTGCAAGTTCTTGGTAGCTACCTGGTTTTTTTCCACCGCCTTTTGATTGTTTGGATGCCATCTATGGTAACTTAAAATTTATTGTAATATTTTTTAAGAAAATCATCTACCTTCGATGTATCCAATCCATGCTTTTGTAATGTAGATTTTAATTTTAATGAACTTCTAACCATTGCATTATCTAATTCTCCAAATGCGTCTGCTAATTCAGGATTGGTATATTTAATTTTAGAAATATATTGGTCTTCATTACCATTTGACTTTGCTTTAAAAAACAAATCTAATAGTTTTTGAAACATATTTCTTTCAAATAAAAGTTTTGACATATCTATCTTTTTATATTCTTATATAAATATAAGATTAATTTGTTTATCTACGTCTTGCAGTAGAACCACCACCTTTTGATGCTGATTTCATTGCATCTGCTTCGGCTTCTTTTGATTGTATTAGTTCATTCCAATAAAAATCTCTTAACTTAATAGGCATAAAATAAACATCATGCCAATTGAAACCTCCGTTGGATGAGTAAACCATACTAAACAACTTTTTATGTAAGAAAGTACTGTAATTAGTCGGCAGGGTAAAAAAAGTTAATCCCTAATGGGACTTTTAACGCCTCCGTTTCGCCAGTAAAAGGTGAAGTATAATCGAAATTCAAATCAACATCCGGTGACATTTCAGAAATATGTTTTCTAAGTGCTTTCGAATCTGCTGCTAATAATTGATTTGCTACATAATTACTTATATAACCAACCTCTCTATTACCATTAATTTCTGTTATTAATCTTCTATATCTAGCTTGTATATCATTTCCTTGTTTTGTAATCTTCTCACTTGCTTCAATATCTTTATTTACTGCAATTTCATCTCCGTGAGTCATTATCTTAAATTTGATTGGAGTCTTAGTTTTAGGAAGAATAAATTCATACTCATTATTTCTATTTAACTTAGATTCGTCAATTTCTTTAATCTTTAATTGACTCATATCAACTTTTACTTCAACAGGTTCGTTTTCATTTGGGTCATTGATTGTAACACCATAGTCAGGTCCAAATGCCAATATTCTTGATGAAATCAAAATAGCATTTTTGTCTCCGATAATCAAATCATTTATGTTTATCGAACTATCGACTATAATTGATTCTAATAATTTATCCAATACAATACCCTTTCTAATTAGGTTTGTAGAAGTTAAAATATCTTCTTCTTTTGCAGTCATTAATTTAACTGTGATTTCTCCTGATGCTAATGGAGATGATTCAGGATATACCAATCCTTTGGATGGTAAACTGATAACTTCCGTTGGAAATGGGTAATCTTTTTTAGATTGTTGAGGTGGTGTATTACCTAATCCTCTTGTAACTTGTTGTTCAATGTTTTGTTCCATAATATAACTAATGTGTTTATTATATATATTATGTTTTTAAAAAAATAAAAAAGGGGATAACATTTCTGCATCCCCTTTCTTTTTTATATTGTTTAGATTAGTATTCTAAGATAGCGTAATCATATGCCAATGTCAATTCAATTGAAACTGGGTCATTTGATGCCCAATCCAACTCACCAAAGTTTGCTGATGTGATAAATGCACCTTTCAAAGTCCATTGTTCAACTTTATCTCCTACTGGTCCTAATAAGAAGAAAGTAATATCCTTCTTGTAGAATGCAGAGTATCCGTCTCTACCTGTTAATGACTCATGTGATTGTCTAACCCACTCCATAACTTGCTGTGCACCTGATGGTACAATTGGGTCATAAAGAGTGATGTTAACATCATCCCAAGTAGATTTTCCTTTAATCTTTCTTTTTACGTTGATGTGGTCTAATTCAACTACTTCTGATGTAAAAGTTGGTCTATTTGCTGTTTTGATGATGTATGATTCGATACCGTTGATTTCCATAATGAATCTGTTACCAAGTTTTGGTTCAAAATTCTTATAAAACATCTTATCAAAGGTTAAAATATCTGGCATTTCTTTTTATTTTTATTGTTCTATTATAAATATCTGTTTTCTAAATTATCCGTTAAATGCTGCACCAGTTGGTAAAATGTTGAAATCAATTTGAATGAATTCAGCCGTTTTAGTTGGTTGTAAGTAGATAGCTCCCTTCATAATGTTTCTATCAATTACATCTGGTGTGTTATTAGTTTCATCCATTACAACACGGAATGCGTATAGACCTTGTCTTTGTTGGATTGATTCTAAATAAGGGTTAACTATGTTTAAAAATCTATTTCTTGTCTCTGCAGTGTTTTGTTCAAATACTAAGTATCTTGAAGTAGATGCGATGTATTTTCTTACTGTTAACAATAATCTTCTTACGTTGATTCTGTCTAATGCAGATGGTTTGTCTTGTAAAGTCTTTTGTCCGAATACTACGATACCTTGTCCTGGGAACTGAACGATTGGGTTAACCTTTCCTTCATATAGAGTATCTTTTTCAGATTGAGTTAATCTATCTAATACACTAACTGCTCCTACTAATCCACCTCTATTCAAACCTGCTGGTGCGAACCATTCAGCTGCGATTCTATCGTTTGCTGCGAATACACCCGGAAGTAATACCGATGGTGGAACTGTAATCAATTTGTTTGTATTAACATCAAGTGTCTTAATCCATGGGTAGTAAACTGCTGCGTAGTTAGAATCAACTCCATCAGCTTGTTGTAATGTTTGTTGTATCTCCGTAGCTGCGTTACCTGCATCACCGATGAAGAATGCGTCTGCTCTTTGTTCAACCATATCCAATATTGAAGTCCAAACGTTTTCATGGTCTGCTCTGTTAACGTGTGGTGCAACTACCATATTGATATCATATTCGTCAGCGTTTGATAATGCTGCGATGTGTGTTCCGTATGCCAATTTACCTGCAGTTGTTGATGCGTCGATATCAGCTGCGTTTGTATTTGGTGCGTATCCGTCAAATCCTTCTTGGAATGCTACAATAAATTGTCTCATTGCAATTGTAGAGGAATCCGTTGTTAATAATGATAATCCA